ATGGTGTCAGCGGGTATAGTGGATATAGCGGCGCTAACGGTACTGGTGGTGTGAGTGGATATAGCGGTTTTTCTGGCTTCTCAGGTTTCAGTGGCTTCTCAGGTTTCAGTGGTTTCTCAGGTTTTAGTGGCTTTTCTGGTTTTAGTGGTTTCTCAGGTTTCAGTGGTTATAGCGGTTTCTCAGGTATTAGTGGTTACAGTGGTTTCTCAGGCATCAGTGGTTATAGCGGTACTAATGGCAGTTCAGCCAGTATTGTTAACGACACCAGTACAGCAAGCAACCTGTACCCGCTGTTTTCTAACACGACAACAGGCGCTCCAACTACAATTTACACCAGCAACGCTAAATACCTTTACAAGCCATCTACTGGTGAGTTACAATCCCAAGAGATGGTTTCTACCAACGGCTTGGTGGTTAACAGTGACTCGGTAACAAGCAATTATACTATTGGTACCGGTTTTAACGCTATGTCAGTAGGTCCAGTTAGTGTAACATCCGGCACAACAGTAACAGTTTCTAGCGGTCAACGCTGGGTAATTCTTTAAGGAAAATTCATGGCATCTTCAATTAATGCTTCAACTTCTGGCGCTGGTGGAGTCATTACCACAGCGGACAATAGCGGCATTTTAAATATCCAAACCGCTGGCACACTAGCGCTAACTGTTGACGGGTCACAAAATATAAGTATTGGCGGCACAGCACCATCACAAATTTTAACTATTTTTAATGCTACATCGGGTATAGGCATTGGTTTTGGCGAAGTCTCAAATAACTATTCAAACATATTTGCTAGTTATTCTGGCGGCGCTCTTGTTTTAGCTACAGGCATGCAAGGCAGCAGAAGTTCGGATGCTTATACATCCAGTTATGGTGGCGCCGCAATGTACCGCAACGCTATTCGTTTAGACGCATTTAGTGGAACTGGAATCCAATTTTTTACAAATTCCTCATCTACAGTAGCTCGTGGAACAGCAGTAACTCCAACAGAAGCAATGCGTATTGACTCTAGTGGTAATTTGTTGGTTGGCACTACAACTGCTGGTATTTCTAATTCACTTTCTACAACAATAGAAAAATCTGGATATGATAATTCTAGAATCACTGTTAACCATAGTAGTGGTGGCTCTAGCAATGGTTCTTATTTTATGCAGTTTGGGTATGGGGGCGCAGTTACTGGTACTATTTCACAAGCTACAACTTCTTCAGTAGCCTACAACACTTCTTCAGATTACCGCCTAAAAGAAAACATCGCACCAATGCTAGGTGCTTTAGATAAAGTAGCAAAATTAAAACCTGTAACTTATTCTTGGAAATCTGATAGTTCTGATGGTGAAGGTTTTATTGCACATGAATTAGCTGAAGTTTGCCCTCAATGCGTAACTGGCGAAAAAGATGCCGTTGATGCAGAAGGCAAACCAATTTACCAAGGTATTGACACTTCATTCCTAGTAGCTACTTTAACAGCCGCTATTCAGGAACTAAACGCTAAAGTAGATGCACAAGCCGCAGAAATTGCAGCACTTAAGGGAGTTAAATAATGGCATACGGAACAGTCAATGCCGATGTAATCGGCACAAGCGTAGCAGGAAGCAATCTAGGGGCAGGAAATGCAACCCTGATGAAAAATAAAATAATTAACGGGGCGTGCGTTATTGACCAAAGAAATGCTGGTGCTAGTGTTAGTAATGTGGCTGCAACTGCAACATACGCTGTGGACAGATGGAAATATTACGGCACTTCTGCATCTAAATTTACTATTCAACAAAACGCTGGCTCAATAACTCCACCAGTAGGTTATATAAATTATTTAGGCTTTACTTCTAGTGCGGCTACAGTAGTCGGAACATCTGATATCTACGTTTTTGGGCAACCGATTGAAGGGTTAAATATTACTGATTTAGCTTGGGGAACTGCAAATGCTAAAACTGTTACTTTGTCATTTTGGGTATATTCAAGTCTTACAGGCACTTTTAGTGGTGCATTAGGAAACAATGCTGCAAATAGATGCTATCCATTTTCTTATACCATTTCTTCAGCAAATACTTGGACACAAATTAGTTTAACTATTGCTGGAGATACAACAGGAACTTGGCTTACAACAAACGCAATTGGAATACAAATTTGGTTTAATTTAGGTTCAGGCTCTACTCAATTAGGCACAGCGGGTGCTTGGGGTTCAACATTTTATTATGGGGCAACAAGTTCACAATCTATTATTGCTACAAACGGAGCAACTTTCTATATCACAGGGGTGCAATTAGAAGTAGGAAGTAATGCTACTGGCTTTGAGTATCGTCAGTATGGTCAAGAGTTGGCATTATGCCAGCGTTATTATGAAAAAGGTTCTGCTGGTGCTGGTAGTCGCTCTGGTGACAACATTTGTTACACATACATAAACTACAAACAAGAAAAAAGAGCAGTTCCAACTTTTGCTGGAGTTTCTCAAACTCTCAATGCTAACTATACAGATAGCGCACAATGCTATCAGGCTGGTTTGGGTTCTGCTAGTAACAGTTTATTTACTTGGACTTCTTCTGCGGAGCTATAAATGTATAAATTATCTAAATCAATGTCAGGTTATGAGTGCGTAATTCGCTTAGAAGATAACGCTTGTATTCCATTCGACCCAGCCAACCGTGATGCCGAAGAATTTGCATCGTGGTTAAAATCAGGAAATGTGCCAGAGCCAGCAGAAGAAGGCGGCACAATAACTCCTGAATGGATTGCAGACACAATAGCTAAATTATTGCCAAATGCCTAATCAACATCATTTAGTCCGCTACAACAACTTTATATCTGCCTTAAAAGGTCAGGTTGTAGATGGCTATTCTGAAAAGCATCATATCGTGCCACGCAGTCATGGTGGCTCAAACAAAAAAGACAATCTTATTGCTTTGACACCTAGACAGCATTTCATTGCTCATCGTATGCTTTGGAAGGCTTATGGTGGCTCTATGGCTCGTGCGTACTTTATGATGAGTGCTACAGGTAAATACGGAAAAATTGGCTCTAAAACCTATGCTATGGCTCGTGAGGAGTATTCCAAGCAAGTAGTCATTCAGATGACTGGCAAGCCAGCACAAGGTAAATTTGATGCTGAACACAGGGCTAAATTAAGCCAAGCAAAATTAGGCACTAAAGTAAACGATGCTACTAAAGCCAAGATTAGTGCTTTCCAAAAAGGTCGTAAATCATCCGAAGAAACCAAACGCAAAGTATCTGAAGCCAAAAAAGGCAAAAGTAATGGCAGAACTGGCTGGCAACAATCACAAGAAACTCGTAATAAAATAGGTCAGGCACAAGTCGGTGCTTTAAATCATATGCATGGAAAGAAACACTCTATGGAAACAAGAATGAAAATGAAAGAAGCACACCGCTTACGCAAATTAAATACACCATTACCAGCAGATGAGGTGACACAATGACAGCAATAATTAACGGCTCAAGCCCGTCAATAACTTTTAGTGACTCTACAACGCAGGCTACTGCTTTTACTGGTTCGGCTTCATTATTAACATCTGGAACATTACCAACAGCAAGATTGCCATCAGGAACAGTATTAAAAGTTCAACAATACTATGATAATGGGACTACCACTACATCTTCGTCTTTAGTTGGTTTACAGGGTTCTAGGTTTTCTTATACACCCGTAAGCACAAATTCAAAACTATATTTTATCCATTCTGCTTATACTTATATAAATCCAACCGCTGGCTATCCAGCGGGTGGTGGTTATGTATTTTGGTATCTTGCTGAATATAACGGTAGTTCTGATGTTGTTGTTAGTAGTGCAAATTATTTATGGAATTATCAATACTCAAGCACTTATGGACAATCTATTGCAACTCAATCAACTTTCCAAATTTCTCTTTCAAACTCTTCAACTGCAACAAGACAATTTAATACATTAGGTGCTTCCGCTTATGGTTCACCGTTTGTACTTGGCTGTGTACAAATTTATTTAACAATTATTGAGGTGGCAAACTAATGGAAAAAATGCAAATTATTTCTCAAGCCTTGGTAAATATTAAACCAAACGCTCAATGGGCTTTGCGTGGTGATACCTATGCTGACTTGGAGTGGCTAGACAAAAATATTTCAAAACCAACAGAAGATGAAATAAATGTTGCTATTGCAAACATCCCAAATGTTGAAGCACAGCAAAAACAAACACAAGAAGCAGCAAAGGCTTCTGCACTAGCTAAACTAGCCGCATTGGGTTTAACCCAAGACGAAATCAAAGCCCTTATCGGATAATTATGGACTTCCAAGCATTTTTTAACATGATACTGCCGTTGGTTTTTGTGGCGATTGGTTGGTTCTTAAAAGAACTTTGGACGGCTGTCCAGTCTCTTAAAATCGACCTACATGACTTACGCACCCACCTTGCTGAGAACTACATGCACAAGGATGATTTTTCAGATCGTTGGGAAGAAGTTCTCAAGGCTGTTCACCGTATTGAAGACAAGCTAGATCGCATTACTGAAAAGCAATGACCGAAATTCTACGCCAACTCCTTACTGGCAAAGACAACGCAACCTACGACATTGGCCGCGTTACTTGGCTCATCAGTATGGTTGCCGTGATTGCCTTAGCCTTTTATGAAGTACTACACAACACTGTCAGCATCCGTGAGCTTGCCGAATCACTCGGTATTGTCTCAGCTGCGGGCGGTGCTAGTGTGGCCATGAAATCAAAAGCCGAACCGGAAAACACAAATAATGAATGAACAATTAGAAACCGCTAAAGAAGTCGCTGGTAAATCAATCGGTAAACATGGTCTTGCCTACATTACCGCCATTATTGTGATCAGCGTAGCAGCTAGTATCTTTTTAGATGCTGCTAAAATTGCCGCAGTAATTGGTATGGCCGGTGGTGCCATTATGGCCATTATCAATATGATGAATGCTGTATCGGGCACTACTGAAAAAGAAGAGCGTCCAGAGTTTATGGTTATCCAAAACCTAATTGAAAAATTGGACCATCTTGCCGATAAAGAACCTCCAATGTCGGTTACTGTTGACGGCGATAAAGTAACAGTGACTAAAGGCACTGACACTATTACCACAACAAAATAATGTTTCCCTTACCAATACTATTTTATGTCAAAGCTGGACTTCTTGTTGTACTCGTATGCGGCGCTGGCTATCTTGGCTACTCTTTGGAAGCTGCTCGATTCGATCGCTATAAGGCGCAACAACAAGCTGCCACCCAAAAAGCCCAAGAAGAACACCAAGCAGCCGCCGACCAAATAAGGAAAGAAAAAGATGCTCAAATTGCTTCTATTAACAATCAGCTGCTTGACGCTGTTAGTCAGCTGCGTAGCCGTCCCAATCGCGCCCAAGACGCCGCAAATGGACAAGACGGAACTGGGCGAGCCCTTTCTGCCGAGGATGCAGAATTTCTTGTTAGGGAAGCTGCCAGAGCCGACCAGCTCCGCACCAGCCTCTCCGCCTGCTACCAACAATACGACGCATTGAGTAAATAATGGACACCCTAGACATCTTAGCTAAAATCTGGCCCCTTTTACTGGCGTTTGTATCGCTAGTGATTGTGCTTGCTAAGACAGATAACCGGGTAGCGGTATTAGAAGAAAAAGTCAAAGTGCTATTTGACTTATGGAACAAAAAAGATAAGTGACCACCTATTACGCTATAATGGCGTAAAAAAGGAGCCAAAATGAAGACCCTAATTGTAGTACTTTTGTGGGTGCTAGGCATTGCAGCCGTCATCCATTTTACTGATAAATATACCCAAATTGAAGAAAATATCATGGCAATCGCAAAATCAACATTAGACTTTATCACCAAAGAAGAAGGTTCTCGCAACAAGGCGTATAAAGACACCAAAGGGCTTTGGACCATTGGTGTAGGCCATCTGATTAAAGATACTGAAAAAGAGCTGTTAAGCGCCGTATTGACCGATGCGCAGGTAGAGGACCTACTTAGAAAAGATTTAGAGTGGTGCAGCCACGCCGTTGAGAGTTCCGTTAAGGTGCCCCTTACCCAGAACCAATTTGACGCCCTATACAGCCTTTGTTTTAATATTGGAGGAACTAACTTTGCTAAGTCTACCGTAGTTCGTAAATTGAACGAAAACGACTACCAAGGTGCAGCAGATGCCATTTTGATGTGGAACAAGCCAGAAGTGCTCCAAAAACGCAGAGAACGCGAAAGAGCGTTATTTTTAGGGGCGTAAACGCCTCATTTTATGCATTAGTAGATATATGGGAATTGATCATCCCAAACCCCCACAACCTCGAGGAACCCCCATGGACGGCTTTAAACAAAACCCTAAAATGCAGTGCTTTAAAGAAGGCGGTCAAGTAAAGTACGAAACCCGCAAAGAGCACAAAGAAGAAGTAGCTGCTGACATCAACCAAGATAAGCAGATTATCAAAAAAGCATTTAAGATGCATGATAGTCAAGAACATAAGGGTGAACACACCGATCTGTCCAAACTCAAAAAAGGTGGCCGCGCTAAAAAAGATTGCGGTACAGTCAAAAAATACAAAGCCGGCGGCTCTGTCACCAACGTCTACGAAGCCAAGAAAAAATCTGGCGACATCAGCAATATCCAAAAAACCAAAGAAATCAAGCCTGCCAAAGCAGCCGCTCCATCCAAGGGATCTGAGCGACCTGCATTTGCCGGCAGCGATGTTGCTAAAACAAACAAAATGCCTTCCGGTTCTTCTAAAGTTAAAAAAGTATCTGAAGATGCCAAAACAGCAGCTACTCCATCAGGCGCTAAAGGCGGCCCAAACAAGTACAAAAAAGGCGGCATGGTTAAAAAGATGGCAGATGGTGGTATGACTGGTCAAGGCGCCGTTAGCGATGTAGAACGTCGTTTAATGGCTTTAGATCAACAACGCGCCATGGAAAAAATGAAGCGCGCAATGACTTTAGGTCCTGCAATGCAAAGTCAATTGATTAATCAAAGCCCTGCTGCTGCAGGTATCTCTACCCCAGCTGCTGCACCAACAGCACCGGTTGGTCAACCTGGTATGCAAAACATTGCTCGTAAGCGCGGTGGTAAGGTCTGCTAATGAAAGACTTTAAACAAAACACCAAAATGAGCGCTTCTGGCTCACATTACTGTGGTGGCGGCAAGGTTAAGAAATATGCTGACGGCGGTGCTGTTAGCAACACATTGGAACAAACCCAAGCCGAATCTCGCAGAATGCAACGGGAAGGCGTTCCGGTCAATCCAACTCCAGAGCAACAACCTGCAGCAACGATGACTCGAATTGCAAATTACTTTAGCAATAAGTCTAGCGCACCTGCAGAAATGGCGCCACGCCGCTCATCTAGAATGGAAGACGCTGCAGCAGAATTGCAACGTAAATTGGGGCCGGATGTGATTGTGACTCCGTCACAACGTGCATACAAACGGGGCGGTAAAGTTAAACGAGGTAAAAAATAATGCCAATGGAATCCAAACAACAAATGAAAGCCATGTACGCTGCGGCGGCTGGTAAGTCTACCCTTGGTATACCTAAAAAGGTTGGCAAAGAGTTTGTTAAAGCGGGTAAAGCCAAACCAAATCTACCAAAAACCGTAACCAAGCGAGCAGCTGGCAGAGGACGCTAAATGGCTTATTCAGGCACTACTGGCCAAACAAAAATCAATGTTGACCAATTAATTTCATACGCATTTCGTGACGCTGGTAAAACAGCAGAAGAAATTACGCCTGAATATATTGACGCAGCTAAGCAAGCACTTTTTTACAATTTACAAAATCTATCCAACCGCGGTGTAAATTTGTGGTTGTTAGAAAACCAATTATACGGTGCGTTAACTCAACAGCAACAATTGGTGCTTCCAGCAACAACGATTGATGTTAGAGAAGCAAACTGGGTGTATGTTATTAATACCCAAGCTGCTGAGTATTTGCCTTTAGACAACCCCCAATCACCCGCTGCTTTTGACCAAAGCTTAGATACACCAGCTACTTCTACTAGCGGTGAAAACTATTTTGGCATTCAATACCAACAAAAACAAAGCGTTTATTACGTTGGTTTTAATGCATATTCAAACGCAGGTTCAGTAACCTACAATTTTGCGTATGAGTATAGTGACGATGGCATTACTTGGAAACTAAAAGAACAATTACCTGCCACAACGCTAAACGACCGCGAGTGGGCATATTTTAATATTGCCATCACTGAGCCACATTTGTTTTACCGTTTACGTGAAACAGTACTGACTTCATTTGAGATTCGTGAGATTGTATTTTCAACCAGTCAACAAGTCATCCCATTAGCGCGTCTAAACCGCGATGATTATTGGAATCTACCAAACAAACAATTCCCAAGCCAACGCTCTTTGCAGTATTGGTTTGATCGTACTATTGATCCGTCTATGTATTTATGGCCTGTTCCCAATAACGATTTTCAGATGTTTCAGTTAGTTGTAGAAGTGCAGATGCAAGACGTCGGTTCATTGACAAATCAAATTTATGTTCCAGATCGTTGGATTGCTTCCGTACAAGCTTCCCTATCACACAAATTGTCTTTGCAATTGCCTAATATTGATATGACTCGTGTGGGATATTTAGAACAACAAGCAGAAAAGTTATTTATGCAAGCGTCTGAAGAAGACCGCGATAAGTCACCTATTTACTTCCAACCTAACATTAGCTACTACACACGATGACCTCAGCATACGTTCAAACCTATGATAACCTTGTAGCTGATGTTATCACCTACATGGAGCGTGATGACGCTGGTTTTATTGCGCAAATCCCTTCATTGATTGGTTTGGCAGAGTCTGCTATTGCTGCAGAGTTAAAGTCACTTCTCCAATTAGTAGTAGTGGAAACTACTTTGGCTGCTGCGCAGGATATTTTGGTTAAACCAACTCGCTGGAGAAAAACCATCTCCATGAAAATTAATGGTAAGCCAATATTATTGCGCTCACAAGATTATGTGGCGCAATATCAAAGTGAATCTACTCCAAGTCGTCCACTCTACTATTCTGAGTACGACTATAACAACTGGAACTTTGCTCCTATTCCAGACCAAGAGTATCCAGTAGAAATTATTTATTACAGCCTGGTACAACCTTTGGACTCAACTAACCAAACGAATTTGTTTACTCAAGTTGCGCCCCAAGCCATGTTGTTCGGCACGCTATTACAAGCACAAGGCTATTTGAAAGCACTTGACAAACTACCAGTTTGGAAACAATACTATCAAGATTGTTTAAACGCGCTCAAAACAGAAGATCAGTTGCGTCGTATCGATAGAAACACTGCTGTGCAGGAGCCTTAATTTATGTCATACGTATCACCATTTACTGGCGACGTTGTCCAGCAAACTGATGTCACTTACTTTGAGTTAAATTTTAGCTCAGACGTTCAGTTGTATTGGCCTTTGGTTGTTAACCCAACCCAAGTTCCGGCTGCTCGTATTATGGATTGCGTTGCGTTAGGCATTGGTTTTAGCATTCTATTGCCAGATGCAACCCAAGGCTCTGTTGGTACTGATATCTTTATCCGTAACATGGGCGCAGAACCATTTTACGTTAAAGATTTTACCGGCAATCTATCTGCAACCGTAGGTGTTGGAGAAGTTAAATACTTCTATTTGTCTGACAATACGACTCCTGCAGGTGTTTGGCAAAATATTACTTTTGGCGCAGGGTCTTCTTCAGCCGATGCTGCATCATTGGCAGGTCCGGGTTTGGCAGCAATTGCTGGCAAACTGGCAGTTACAGATAATATTGTTGAAATCAGCGCAACTCCAACGCTAACCGAAGCTAACCGCGCAACCACATATGTTTGGACTGCAGGTAACGGCACATTAACATTACCGGCAGTTTCTGGATTAAATGCTGGTTGGTTTATTGCTTACAGAAACAATGGTTCTGGCAATTTGGCCATTACGCCTCCTAGCGGTTCTCAGATTAATGCTACAGGCTCTCTGACTGCTCCCCCAGGTAACTCTGGGTACATTATATTTAAACAAGACACCGGTGACTTTTTTACTGTTGGCGGGTCTTCTCCATCTAACGTTACGCTATCTTCAGCAAACTATGACGTTGATTCTATCAGTGGCGCTACGTTTAGTTTGGTTTCTTTTGCCCCAACCATTCAAACATACGTTGCTTTGTCTGGTACTCGAACAACCGATTTAAAAGTATTATTGCCGGGAACAACGCAATTATATGTTATTCTCAATTCAACCGGTACATCAGCATACAATCTGTCATTTCAGATTTCTGGAAGTTCTCAAACTCCGGTAATTATTCCTAATGGAACCGCAGCAACCGTTCTTTGTGATGGTAATTTTATTTATGTTTTAACCCAAGTTGCTGTTAACAATTTTTATGGTCAAAATGGTTCCGCTGGCGCGCCACCCTTTACTTTTACCAATGACACCACAACTGGTATGTATTTACAAGGTGTTGGCATTTTGGGACTTACAGCAAATAGCGTTGAAATGTTAAGCCTTAACAACTCTAATCCTTCTAACCCAATTGTTAGTACACCAGCAAGATTTAATGCAAGTTTGATTTCTGGCGGATCGTTTTAATGGCGGATCAACAATTACCCGATCAATATAATCTTGTTTATACTTTGGCGGTACAGCCAGGGATTAAACGCGATGGTACACGCTTTGAAGCACGTGAATACAGCGATGGTGTGTGGTGTCGATTCCAACGTGGCACGCCAAAGAAAATGGGCGGCTACAAACAATTGTTTGGCACGTTCAATGGTATTTCACGCGGTATGGTTGCTAATGCATTTAACGGTATAAATTACGTTTTTTCTGGCATATCTTCAGGCATTGACGTATTTACCACCGGCACCACATTCGGTGTTGGAACGGGGCCTTTTTCAGCAAACTTGTCAAGCGCATTTACACCAGATTCCCGTAATCTGTGGCAGTTTGACTTACAGTATTCCCCCGTTGGTGGGGAACTTAAAGTTTTAGCACACCCAGGTTTAAATTTATCGAATATTGATAACGGCATACCGACTCAAGTGATGTATGGTAACATCGAGCCGTCTTCTCCTGGTGTTTGGAACTTTATTGGATTGGCAGATACTACAGGCCAAAACCCAACCAATCGACCAATCTCTGTAGACGGTGGTGTTTGTGTTCTGTATCCTTACATTTTTGTGTATGGTTCAAACGGCTATATTGCAAACAACCACGTTGAGACTACATACGGATCACAAACTTTAACTGACTGGAATGGCGCAACCGCCAACCAAGTCAATATGGCTTCTAGTAAGGTTGTTAAAGGCATTCCAATGCGCGGTGGTACTAATTCACCAGCGGGTTTGTTTTGGGCAACAGACAGTTTGATTCGCGTAACGTTTACTGGCACAGCGCCATTGTACTGGCGTTACGATATTATTTCTAGCCAAATCTCCACCATGTCATCTAGTTGTTTTGTTGAGATGGACGGCGCGTATTACTGGATGGGCGTTGATCGTTTTTATGTTTATAACGGTCAAGTAAGTGTTCTGCCAAATGATAAAAACGTAAACTGGCTATTTGATAACATTAACTTTACACAACGCCAAAAAGTATGGGCCACCAAGGTTCCGCGCTATAACGAGATTTGGTTCTTTTATCCTAGAGGTGATGCAACAGAATGTACTGATGCAATTATCTACAACGTTAAAGATAAAATCTGGTACGATGCCGGTCAAGCGGTCGGCGCGCAACGTTCTGCCGGTTGGACCACAGAGATTTTCCCAACGCCAATTTGGGCTGATTGGAATTATGAAGTTTCTTACAGTGTGCCAAGCTATGTTATTGCAACCCCAAGTGGTGCACCAGCACCGGCAACAAACCAATTTTATTTAAGCGGCAATCAAACCACTTTGTTTGCCATTGGAACATATACGTGTTTTAACAACACTACTGGTAAACCAGTATATTTAATAACAAACGCATCATACAGTTTAACGTATGACGCCACATTAATAACTGTATCTCCAGTTCTTAGCCCAACGCCTGCGGTTGGTGCTACAGCATTTATTATTTCTGGCGGGTATCCCATTTGGCAACATGAATTTGGGTACAATAAGATTTCATTTTTTGGTGAAACAGCTGTCAGTTCCAGTTTTACAACTTGTGATATTAGTTGGGTTGGTGGTGATCCATCACAAGATACTTCTAGTGGCGCAAACCGTCGGATGCATTTACGTCGCTTAGAGCCAGACTTTGTGCAAGCTGGTGATATGACTTTAACAATTGTGGGCTATAAATTTGCTCAAAGCAGTTCAGAAGATTCTGGCCCCTTTACCTTTGCTCCAGATACCGGTAAAATTGATATGCGGGTAGAACACAGGGAAATGAGTTTGCAGTTTAGCTCTAATACCCTTGGTGGCAATTACGAAATGGGACGCATTCTCATTACCGCTGAATATGGGGACGAAAGGCCTTAATGTCGACCCAACCGTTTTTCCCGTTTATCCCAGACTATATGACCTGGGAAGAGTGGAATGGCAATATGCTGATCTATTTTAGTCAAGAGCCCATATCGTATCATCCAGAAGCAGATTGGAAACTATCTGCCAGAAACATTGGATTGCTAGCTACTTTTAGTGCCTATCCAGTGCCAGATCCAGAGTTGTTTGACAAGTGGCAAGACTGGGCCAAACAGTTCTCATTAATTGTTAATGGCACAGGCCATTAGGGCGTAAATGGCATTTTCTTTGCATTAGTATATCTAAGAGTACCTATTCTAATAAGGGTTTGAATGTTAGTCGATAGTAAACAACAAAAACTGCAATTGCAGGATATCGTAAAAACTGCGGTCCAAGAGACTAAGTCCCAGTACGACCCTAAAACAGCGTTTTTGGCTTTGATTAAAGAAACTACCGTTCCCCACACAAAATTATTGCAAATTGGTAATACGCTTTTTATTATCCATCCTACAACACAAAAACATCACGGTATTTTTAGAGCTTTAAACGCTGACACAGCACAAAACTATTTAGACAATAGCAAAGAATTCACTAAAAAAGCATATGAATTGGGTTTTGACGTTCTTACTACAGAGTTTGATGACCCTACGCTTTTAAACATTTTTAAATATATCGAAAAAGATAAACCTGCAAATATGGGATATTCTGCTCAAAAATCTAACAACGGCAAATCTTACCGGGTAACGGTAACTTTAGGAAAGATTAGAGGCTAAGTATGGGTGCTGTAGCTAGTGCAGTTTCTGATGCAGCCCAATCGGTAGGCAGTGCCGTATCTGATGCAGCACAGGCGGTAAGCAGTGCGGCTTCTGATGTTGGCAATGCAATATCTAGCGGCATTTCTGATGCTGCTCAATCTGTTAGTAATGCTGTAGCTGGTGCATGGAGTCCCGGAGGTGTATTTTATTCTGTAGGTAATGCGGTTAGTGATGTTGGAAACACCATAGGTAATGCTGTTAATGATGCCACTCAAGCAGTAGGAAATGCGGTTAATGATACCGTGCAAGCTGTTAGTAATGCTGGTGTCAGTATTGATAATGCAGTTAATAATACCATCCCCGGTGGTTGGGCAACTGTTGGTGGTGTTGCAGCAACTATTGCAACAGCCGGAGCTCTTGGCGCCGGTTCACTTCTTGCCGACACGGCAGCAGCAGCTGGAGATACCGCTGCAGCTACAGACGCAGCAACTGCAGCAACCGCGTTTGCTGGTGGTGATACTGCAGCAGCAACAACCGCTGCAGTTCAAGGCGCTACAGAGGCAGCTTCAACTGGATGGGCTTCTACAGGTATACAAAATTTAGCAACTGCAGTAGGGAGCGGTGCTGCAAAAGGTGCTGGAGCTGGTGCAGTAAGCTCTTTAATAGCTGGTAAAGACCCATTGCAAGGCGCCCTTAAAGGTGCTGAAATGGGCGGACTTACTGGCGGTGTGGGTGATTTAGCCCAAGCAGCCGATTTAGGTTCTGCAGGAACAAGATTAGTTCAAGCTGCAGCGCCCAGTTTAATTACTGGCAAAGATCCTACAACAGCATTAGAAAATGCTGCTATGTCTTTAGGTGCTGGCGCGGTTGGTGGCGAACTGGGTTTAGGTAATCAAGCTTCTCAAACTGCATTAAGCGTTGGTAAAGCATTAACCGCTGGTGGCGATCCTACTAACGCATTACTGGGTTCAGCAATTGGATCCGCTGTTGGTGCGACAACCAACGCATTCTCTTCAGCATTCCAAGACGCCATTAAAAATGGTATGACGCCAGAGCAAGCATATACAATTGCTTCTCAAGCAGATAGTACTGACGCTGCTGCAGCCTCGCCAACAGACACTGGTGGTATTACCGGACAAACAACCGACGCTTCTGGCAATACGGTTTATAATTATGACGATGGATCATCACTTACTGTAGACAGTTCTGGCAATGTGGTAGATGCAACACAAGCGCCATCTTACACAGATCCAGGTACTGCCGCAGCTGATGCTAAAGCAACTGGCGCTTATGTAGACCCTGGTACTGCATCAGCCGATACTAATGCTACTGGTGCTTACACAGATCCTAATGCGCCAACAACAGATACAAGCGGAACGAGCGCCGGTGGGGCATTATCTACCGCAGCTAATAATCTTCCTGGCCAAGCACAAGGTGCATTAAATAGTGCAATTACTTCTGCAGTTAAAAAAGCAGTTCTACCAACTGCTGCGCCGTTATCAAAAGCAATTGCAGCAAAAACAACCGCTTTAGCAAAACCCGTTTCAACATTAGCTCCAATACAATCTGCGGCTAATCAAATTCTTTCTGGTGCAGCTCCCGCACAGGCAACAACAGGCGTGATGACTCCAGCCGAAAGAATGGCAGCAATTGCTAAAGCGTTCGGCGGTTTTGCGCCATTAAATGCAACGACTACTGGATCTACTGGAACACAGCAAGCACCTTCATCTCCCAATGTATTTGCTTCAGGTGGCTCTGTAGACTATTCAAGTCAATTTATTGATCAGCAAGCTCAATCAGCAATGCCGTATATGAAGCCAGCTATTAGCCATGGGAACGCTGGCTACTCTATGCCTGGCTACCCGTTTGGACAGCTATGGCGAATCGGTATGGCCCATGGCGGTACGGTGGGAGAACATAACCCAGAGTTTTTTAGCGAAGGCGGTTTAAACTCTTTAGACAACACTTACGTTAAAGGTAATGGGGACGGTACAAGTGATTCCATTCCAGCCATGTTAGCTAATGGCGAGTTTGTTATTCCAGCTGATGTAGTATCTGGTTTGGGTAATGGTAGTAACGACAGCGGTGCAAAAGTACTAGATGAGTTTTTAAAAACAATTCGTGAACATAAACGTAAAACTGGTGCAGATAAATTGCCGCCAGATAGTAAAGGCCCGCTTGGGTATTTATTGGAAGCTAACAAAAAAGTGAAGAAATAATATGGGCGCTCTAAACGATCTTGCATCAAATTCGGTAACGCAAGCAACTACCATGCCAACATGGTATGACTCGGCTCAACAAGCCGTTGTCAACCAAGCTGCTCAAGGTGCTGCAGCTGTTCCCAAATTAGGGCAAACTGTTGCAGGCCAAGCAATCAATCAACTGAGCGGCGCAGCCAATCCATTTACTCAAGCTCAAGGCACGCTTAATCAAATTGCCACTGGCGCGGCAAACCCTTGGATTACT